GCCTTGATAACAGCAACACGGACGGCTTCGACGGCTTTGGGATCAATGGCGATATACAGGTTTGCAAGTGTAGACATGATGCTTTATGTTCCTTTAAGTAATCTGACATTGTCAGAATGGGCCGAGACGGGATGCCTCGGCATGGGATATATAGCAGGGACTGTGCCAGCTCCGCTAAGTCATTGATTTATATTAACTTTCTAAATAACAGTATAGCACAGAACCCACCTAGTGTAAAGAAAACCGACACTAAACTGACCCTGTTTTAGCTAAGTCATTGATTTATAAGGGATTCGCAGTGTAAAGAAATCCGACACTAGCAATGCCCGCAAACCACGCAAATACGTTTAAGTCATTGATTCATAAGGGAAAAATCGTGTAAAGAAATCCGACATATCCTGATGGGCTAATCCTTTCGAGCCTAGTCCGTCCGGGGCTCCTACCCGACCCCACCCCCCTAAATTGGCGATGGGACTCCGCCCCCCCACACCCCCTTGTGTTCCACCCGTAATTACCATTTTTAAAAAGCTCAGTATACTGAAAAGGCCCCCCTATCGAATAAAACGGGCCTCTAAAAAATAGCATATAAAAATTTCTGAAAGTTCAGGTATACTCGCGCCATCTCGGTTTACCGATGCGGTTACTAATATGTATATGCCCCCGATTGAATCGGACGTTCCCCTCGATGATAAGGCAGAAGTCACTCTGCCTAGAATGGATGAGCGGGAAGAGTTAGAGGTTCGTGCTAGGACTATTCAACTGATTGCAGACTTGACCGGTGAACCTGCGGTTCCGGAAGAGTTCCATATGCACCAAGCACGGCAGATTATTAAGTCCAAGGATCTGCGTAATCTCTCTGAACTGCCAAACGAAACAACCCTATATCTGCGGGAGCTAGTATCCCGTTACGATTACGAAGTCGTCAGAAACCTAGCCGACTTAAAGACCTACACCACCCACAAGCTGCTTGAGCTTACAAACGACGCGAACCCTAAGATTCAACTGGGTGCGCTAAAACTGCTGGGTGAGATCGACGGTATCGATGCTTTTAAGAAGCGCACAGAGATTACTGTGCAACAAAAGTCTACTGAAGATATAGAACGCGAGCTTATGGAAAAGCTCGATAAGTACACCATCGACATGGAAGAAGTCGAGATCGAAGATATAGATGCTGAACCAAGCGCAGATTAACGCCTTAAAGACCCGCTTACCAACGATGACCCCGACTGAGAAGTATCGGGTGCTTGAGCTATTGGAAGAGTTTGAAAAGCGTAAAAGATTGGGGCAAGCACAGACCGACTTCTCGGCGTTTATCAAGCACGTTTACCCTAATTACAAGTTCGGTGCCCATCATAAGAAGCTGATCTCGCTGTTTGAAGCGATTGCTCGCGGCGAGAAGAAACGGATTATCGTCAACATTGCCCCCCGGCACGGGAAATCGGAGCTTATTAGCTACCTTGCACCTGCTTGGTTTTTAGGCAAATTCCCCGACAAGAAGATCATTATGACCTCCCACACTGCTGATCTGGCGGTGGACTTCGGTCGTCGGGTGCGAAATCTTGTCAGTGAGGATGCTTATAAACAAGTATTCCAAGACGTAACGCTGCAACAGGACTCAAAGTCTGCGGCCCGGTGGGGTACTAATAAGAAGGGCGAGTATTTCGCTATCGGTGTGGGTGGTGCGCTGGCAGGGCGAGGCGGTGACCTAATCCTTGTGGATGACCCTCACTCAGAGCAAGAAGCCAAGACCGGTAGACCAGAGATATTTAAGCCTGTCTGGGAATGGTTTCAGTCCGGCCCCTTGCAACGTCTGATGCCGGGTGGGGCAATTATTATCGTGATGACACGATGGAGCAAGCTGGACTTGACTGGTCAGATTATTGACCACATGGCTAAAAACCCGGACGGCGATCAGTGGGAGATTGTTGAACTCCCGGCTATTCTTAATGAGGGCGAAGAAGATGAGAAGTCTCTTTGGCCTGAGTTCTGGCCGCTGGAGGAGTTAAAAGCCAAGAAGATTGCGATGGACTCGCGATACTGGCAGTCCCAGTATATGCAGAACCCCACCTCGGAAGAGGGCGCGATCATCAAGCGCGAGTGGTGGAATATATGGGAGGAAGAAAAACCTCCACCTTGCGACTTTACGATTATGTCGCTGGACGCTGCACAAGAAACCAACAACCGTGCTGACTATAATGCGCTCACAACTTGGGGCGTGTTTACCAATGAAGAAACCGGCGTCAAGAACATCATCCTGCTCAACAGCATAAAAGAGCGTCTGGAGTTTCCGGAGCTTAAAAAGCTGGTGCTTGCTGAGTATAAAGAGTGGGAACCTGATACATTTATTGTTGAGAAAAAGTCCAACGGCGCGGCTCTATATCAGGAGCTTCGTTCTATGGGTGTGCCGGTAAGCGAATTTACGCCGAGTAAAGGTCAGGATAAGGTCACTCGTGCTAATGCCGTGGCTGATATTTTCTCATCTGGAATGGTATGGGCACCTGATACCCGCTGGGCGCGAGAAGTCGTTGAAGAAGTTGCGTCATTCCCGTTCGGTAAGAACGATGACTTGGTGGACAGCACAACACAGGCTTTAATGCGGTTCCGAAAAGCGGGTTTTCTTACCCTACCCAGCGATGAGCCAGAAGAAGTACAGATGTTTAGAAATAAACGGCGCGGCAGTTTTTACTAATTAGGGATCAAAAATGGCTACGAATATTGACAAATCCTTCTACCAAGCCCCGCTCGGCCTAGAAGAAGACGCGCAAACTCCGCTGGATATCGAGATTATTAACCCGGAGATGGTGACTCTGGATGACGGATCGGTTGAAATTACGATCACTCCGGGCGAAGAAGATATGGATGAAGGTGGTTTTAGCGAAAACCTTGCTGAAAAACTAGAAGATGGCGTGCTATCAACGATATCCAGTGAGCTTTTGGCCCTTTTTGATGCAGACGTTAATTCCCGCAAAGAGTGGGTTGATGCCTATATCGACGGTATTGAGCTTCTGGGGCTTAAATATGAAGAGCGAACTGAGCCTTGGGAGGGTGCCTGTGGGGTATTCCACCCACTGCTGAACGAAGCCGCCATTAAGTTCCAGTCAGAAGCAATTATGGAGACTTTCCCCGCTGCGGGGCCGGTAAAAACGCAGATTCTGGGCAAAGTTACACGGGAAAAAGAAGAAGCCGCAGCCCGTGTGCGCGATGAAATGAACTACCAGCTTACCGAAGAGATGACGGAGTACCGTCCGGAGCATGAACGGATGCTCTATTCGCTGGGTCTGTCGGGTTCGGCGTTCAAGAAAGTCTATTTTGACCCGTCGCTTGGTCGGCAAGTGGCGATGTATATCCCAGCCGAAGACGTTGTTGTGCCATACGGTGCGTCAAACATTGAGAGCGCAGAGCGTGTAACACACGTTATGCGTAAGACCGAGAACGAGATCAAAAAGCTGCAAGTAAGTGGGTTCTACAAGGATGTTGATCTTGGTGAGCCACAGAAAATGCTTGAAGATATCGAGAAACGTAAAGCGCAAGAGCAGGGCTATAGCGCCAGCGAAGATGATCGGTATCGCATCCTTGAGATGCACGTAAATCTGGACCTGAAAGGCTACGAAGATAAGGATGAGGACGGTGACAAAACCGAGATCGCTCTGCCTTATGTAGTCACTATCGAGAAGGGTACCGGCAAGGTTCTGTCCGTGCGGCGTAACTACCTTGAAGATGACGAAAAGAAGCTCAAACGCCAGCACTTCGTTCATTACGTCTATGTCCCCGGCTTTGGGTTCTACGGCCTTGGGCTGATTCATATTGTTGGTGGCTACGCCCGTGCGGGTACGTCGATTATTCGCCAGCTTGTTGATGCGGGAACCCTAAGTAACTTACCCGGTGGCTTAAAGACTCGTGGCTTGCGGGTCAAGGGTGATGAGACGCCCATTGGGCCGGGTGAATTCAGGGATGTGGATGTGCCCAGTGGCACCGTCAGGGACAACATTATGATGTTGCCCTACAAAGAACCGAGTCAGGTGTTGCAGGTACTTCTGGGCAGTATCATCGAAGATGGGCGACGTTTGGCGTCTATTGCTGATCTGCAAATCTCGGATATGTCGGCGCAGGCACCGGTCGGTACGACGTTGGCGATTCTTGAGCGGATGCTCAAAGTTATGTCGGCTGTACAGGCTCGGGTTCACTTTGCACTGAAGCAGGAACTGAAACTTCTCAAGGGTGTTGTCCGTGACTTTTGTTCGGATAAATACAGCTACGAAGTTGATGGTGATAAGGGCCGGGGGATCAAAAAAGAAGATTTTGAATATGTGGAAATCATCCCCGTCAGTGACCCTAATGCTGCAACGATGGGGCAGAGAATTGTTCAGTATCAGGCTGTAATGCAGCTTGCGCAGGGCGCTCCCCAAATCTATGACTTGCCCTTGCTGCACCGTCAAATGATCGAGATTCTGGGCATTAAGAACGCTAATAAGTTGGTGCCGATGGAGGAAGACCAGAAGCCCAAAGACCCGGTTAGCGAGAATATGTTCATGCTTAAGGGCAAGCCTGCCAAGGCGTTCCTGTACCAAGACCACGACGCTCATATCGCGGTCCACGACTCGCTGATTCAAGATCCGATGGTGCAGCAGCAGATGCAGCAAAACCCTGCGGCGCAGCAGATTATGGGGTCAATCCAAGCTCATATCATGGAGCATTTTGCTTATAAGTATCGCAAGGATATCGAAGAGCAACTTGGCGTTTCCCTGCCCCCGATGGATGAAGAAGGTGATAAGCCGCTCTCGCCTGAAGAAGAAGTTAATGTTTCCAGATTCTCGGCTATGGCAGCTAAACAACTTCTCCAGACGCACGTAGCTGCACAACAGCAACAACAGGCTCAACAGATGGCTCAAGACCCGCTTATCCAGATGCAGCAGCAAGAGCTTCAACTCAAAGCACAGGACGGGCAACGCAAGATGATGGAGAGTCAGGCAAAGATGCAGCTTGACCAACAGAAGCTCGCGTTGGAGAACAAGAAGATCGCTGTGGATGTGATGAAAGAGTCGCAGCGCACGCAGTCGCAAGAGAAGCAGAACAACGTCCGGACAATCATGGACGCGCTTAAAAACAAACCGGAAGGTAAAAAAGAATGAACGAAAAGATTCTGTCTCACCTCCTTGCGGAATTTCAGGAGGAAATCGACGGTAATACAAATGCACTACGTCAGGGGGCAGCAAAAGATTTCGCGGAATACAAGCATTTGTGCGGGGTAATTCAGGGGCTAAGCCTTGCACAATCCATCGTTAAAGCCCTTGCGGATAAATTGGAGAATTTTGATGAGTGAAGAGAAAACCGCAGTTACTCAACTACCCGAACCTAAAGGGTGGAAGATCCTGTGTGCAGTTCCTGAAGTCGAGGATAAGTATGAGTCGGGGATTCTGAAGGCTGATTCTTCTGTGCGTATCGAAGAACACAGCACGGTGGTGCTTTTTGTTATCAAGCTGGGCGACATGGCCTACAAAGATACTGAGAAGTTTCCTACCGGCGCATGGTGTAAGGAAGGCGATTTTGTGCTGACCCGCGCCTATGCAGGTACCCGGATCAAGATCCACGGTCGGGAATTCCGTTTGATTAACGATGATGCTGTCGAGGGGACTGTTGACGATCCTCGCGGTATCAGTCGCGCTGGTTAAGGAGCAATAGATGGAAGAGCAAACTGAATTTGAGTTTCCTGATGAATTGGAAGCTAAAGCCGCCGCTGCACTTGAAAAGGAAGTCAGTGATGAGGTTGAACTTGAAGTTGTAGACGACACCCCTGAGAAGGATCGGGGCCGGGAGCCTAGCGAGCCGCCTTCGGAAGTTACTGAGGAAGAGCTTGAGAAATACTCGGAGTCGGTACAGAAACGGATCAAACACATTACCAAGGGCTACCACGACGAACGACGAGCTAAAGAAGCTGCGGCTCGTGAGCGCGAGGAAGCTGTCAGATTCGCTCAGCAAATCTTTGAGGAGAATAAACGCCTTAAAGGGCTGGCAAATGAGTCGGTTAAATCGGCCGTTGAATCAGAAAAACAGGTCGCAGAAGCCGAATTGGACCGTGCAAGGGCTAAGTTCAAGAAGGCTTATGAGGACGGTGATGCCGATACTCTCACTGCCGCCCAAGAGGAAATGGCTGACGCAAAGATTAAAATCGACCGCGTTAATAGCCGAAAGTTAAATACCGCTTTACAAGAAGAAAACAATCCGGTATATAATCAGGACATTACCCCCCCGGCTCCTAAACCGGACCAAAAGGCTGTCGCTTGGCGCGATAAAAACCAATGGTTCGGACGGGACGAAGAAATGACCAGCTTCGCGCTGGGGGTGCATGAAAGATTGGTCAAACAGGGTGTTGATACTTCATCTGATGATTACTACGAAAAGCTGAACGGTCGAATCCGCCAAGTGTTTCCAGAAGCCTTCAGAACCGAAGTAGAAGAGGAAAAGCCCAAAAAGGCTAAACCCTCAAATGTAGTGGCCCCCGCAACGCGAAGCACCGCGCCTAAAAAGATCGTGCTGACGCAAACGCAGGTTGCCCTTGCAAAACGGCTCGGAGTCCCGCTTGAACTCTATGCGAAGAAAGTTGCAGAAGAAATGAGGAAAGAAAATGGCTGAGAATCGTACTGACCGTGAAGTTGCTAACCGCGATGCGAATACTCGTGAGAAAAGCGTTCGTCAATGGGCACCTGCCGCTCTCCTTCCTGATCCTAAACCGCAACCGGGCTGGGTTTTTCGCTGGGTCCGCACTAGTATTCTCGGGCAGAATGATCTGACTAATATGTCGGGCAAGATGCGTGAGGGCTGGGAACCGGTAAAAGGTGAAGATCACCCTGAATTGATGCTTGAAACCAATAAAGCAGGCAATGTCGAAGTTGGTGGGTTGATCCTCTGCAAAGCTCCTAAAGAGTTGATGGATCAACGCGATGCTTACTACGCCAGACAGACTAAGGCCCAGATGGATTCGGTCAATAACACGTTGATGCGTGATAACGACCCGCGTATGCCGCTCTTTAAAGAGCATAAATCCGAAGTGAGCCGTAGCCGGTTTGGCACTGGAAACTCTAATCTTTAATATGGAGGCCTAAATGGCTATTACCGCTTCTCCTTACGGACTGCGCCCGATCAATTTGGTCGGTGGCCGTCCCAACCCCGGCGGCGCGATGCGTGAAGTCTCGATGACTGTGAATAGCGCATCTGCTATTTACACCGGCGACGTCATTCTGATCGGCGCTTCTTCGGCTGGTCAGCCTACCGCTGCCGGTGCCACTGTTACCACCTCGACCGGTGGCGTTCTGGGTGTGTGCGTTGGCGTGAGCTACGTTGACCCGATCCTGAAGTATGTTGTTCACGGCCAGTACCTGCCCGCCAACGCGGTCACGAGCGGCTACACCAACATCATCATCAAAGTGAACGATGATCCGCAGCAGTTGTATCAGATCCAAGCCGCTGGCTCGGTTGCCGCGACCACTCGGGGTTATCAGGCTGCGATTGAGAACTTTGGCGGCAGTGCTACTACCGGTCTCTCGTCCGTTCGTGCTGTTGCTCCCGCTCGCACCGCTACGTTGGCCCTGCGTGTCGTTGATTTCGTGGATGCTGGCTCGAATTTCACCGACCTGATCGTGAAGTTCAACACCGGTGTGCAGATGTACGACGCCACCACCGTTACCGCAGCATAAGGGGATAAATCATGGCAATTTCTCGCAGTCAACTACTCAAGGAACTTATTCCCGGCCTGAACGCCCTGTTCGGTCTGGAGTACGCTCGTTACGGTGAACAGCATAAAGAAATTTATGAAATCGAAACCTCCGAGCGTTCTTTTGAAGAAGAGGTCAAACTCGCTGGCTTTGGTCAGGCTCCGGTGAAAACCGAGGGTTCGGCAATTCAGTACGACACGGCTCAGGAAGCATTTGTTTCGCGCTACACCCATGAAACGATTGCGCTTGGCTTCTCGATCACTGAGGAAGCGTTTGAAGATAACCTGTACGACTCGCTGTCGGCTCGTTATACCAAGTCGCTTGCTCGTGGTATGGCATACACCAAGCAGGTCAAAGCAGCCGCAATCCTGAACAACGGATTCAACAGCGCATTCGCCTTTGGTGACGGCGCTTCTCTGTTCGCTGGTACTTCGGCCTCCACCGGTCACCCGCTGGTTAGTGGTGGTTGGAATCAGAATCGTCCGTTCACCGCTGTCGATCTGAACGAAACCTCGCTTGAGGCGGCTGTTATCCAGATCGCTGCTTGGACCGATGAGCGTGGTCTGCTGATCGCTGCTAAACCGCGCAAGTTGATTATCCCGCCCGCACTGATGTTTGTTGCTAAGCGTCTGCTGGAAACTGAGCTTCGTGTTGGCACAACCGATAACGATATCAACGCGCTGAAATCAATGGGTTCGATTCCGGAAGGTTATGTGGTTAATAACTTCCTGACCGATAACAACGCTTTCTTCCTGTTGACCGACGTTCCGAATGGTCTGAAGCACTTTGTTCGCACGCCGATGGCTACCGGACAAGATGGTGACTTCGATACCGGGAATATGCGCTTTAAGGCCCGCGAGCGTTATTGCTTCGGAGTCTCGGACCCGCTCGGTGCTTGGGGTTCGTCCGGTTCGACCTAAAAAGATTGGGAGTTTCCCGGTCGGAAAGGGGGCTTCGGCCCCTTTTCTTTTTGTGCGCAGCGTGTTACTTTTTATGTTCAGTAAGGTAGAGGTGACTGGCCTGCCACTAGGGCTTCTTCGGAAGCCCTTTTCTTTTTATTCTTTATATGCTATGTTCCGATTATCCAAGAACACCTGCTTATCGACTGGCTTGGCAGACTCCTCCCTGAGACGATAGGCGCACATAAGGGAATTATTATGTCTTTCGCTACCTTTTCAGGTCCGGTTCGCACGGGCACCGTTCGTTATGGCGCGGCTGAAAATACTGGTCTGGCAGTTCTTGTTCGCACTGCATACGTGAATCTATCTGCTGTTGCTCTGGTTACCTCCCCCGTTGCCCAAGCTCTCTTTACGTTGCCCGCTGGCTCCAAGATCCTGAACTTCGTTACTGAGGTTTTGGTCGCGCCCACCGGTGCAACTCAAGTTGCTGTGACAATTGGAAAGTCCGGTTCGGCTGCTGAGTTTGCCGCTTCGTTTAACACCGGCGTTTCTGTTGCACGAGTTACTCAGGCCACTATGGACACCGCCATCTCCGGCAAGGTTGTCGCCCTGAATAACATTGGTACGTCGGATGTGCCGGTTACCGCTACGTTCACGGCGACTACCGCTGACGCGACTGCGGGACAGATCGCTATCACGGTTGTCTACCAGCAACGTGCTGATGACGGCGCACAAATCCCCGCTGCGACTGCTGCCTAAGTAGCTCTGGGGCTTCGGCCCCTTTTTGATATTTAAGGACTAAATATGTCTGGGTTTGCACCTCTATACGATAGCGATACAGGTCGCGCATCTGCTTGGAAAGCCACAGATGATGCAGCCCACGTTGTTGTCGAGAACATCACCAACAAGTTTCGTGAGGCTTTTGAAACTTACACGCCCGGTGTAAATTGGGACCAGACGCTCGGCAGTGGTGACCTAGTGTATGTGGATGGCAATGCTGCCGCCGCTTCGTATCTGGTCATCAGCAAGTCGCCATTGGTAGCTGGTACTGAAACAACTGTCACTTGCCAGCAAAACACTGGAATGCCGGTTGAGGTGGCTGTCGGTATGTCTATGTCGCAGCGCACGCTGGGGCAAGATTTTTCAACAGAGATTGTTGATACCGGCGCTCTGCTGGCTGATGTTCCTGATCTGGCAATTTCGTCTATCACGCAGACCACTACGACCTTGACGGTTGACACGGTGCTGCCTCACGGGCTGAGTGTTGGTAAGGCAGTCGGCATCTACGGTTGTTCAAACCCGGTTGCAAACTATCCTTCGCTGGTGGTTGCGACTACGCCGACCCCGAACCAGTTTACGGTGACCGCCGGCCCCGGTGGCACGATTGCTTCCCAAAACATCACCAACCCCGTTGGCGCAAAAGGGTTTGTTTATTTACGTCAACGCCTTGGTCGCGCTGAAGATGGAACCTCACTGATTTTTGAGCAGCCTACGGCCACTCAGGCGTCTCTGTACACGCGCTCGGAATCTGGTGATGTTTATCCATCCGGCACGATTGCGGGTAGCCACTCTATCACTGTTGGCACTTCGGCGTCAGTGCAAGCGGTTGCGGCTGCTTTTACTTACGCTTTTATCCCCACCACTGAGTACAAACTGGTCCAACAAGCTGATCGGCTTCAGTGGTCTGATGTGGCGATTGACTCCGTTGCAGGTACTACCAATCGGTTGATTCGGACAAGCGTTATTCCCAATCCCGCTAAGAAATATCAACTGCGCTTTCGGGCGACTAACAACAAAGCATTGACCGTTCCGGTTGGTCAGATTGTTAGTGTTAGCAAGGCGGGTTCAACCACAGCTACGTTTGTGATGGATCGGGCGCATGGTCTGACTACCACAGATGTGATTGTGGCTTACGGGGTTCGGAACCAAACCGACTTTCCCAACCTGACCACAGCAATTGCGGTGGCGTCCATTGTCAGCCCGACATCGTTTACAGCGGTAGTTGGAACGACTTTTCCTAACGTTACCAGCTACGGCGGTTACGTTGCCAAGGTCCAAGGTGGCAACTTGATGAGCGCCTTGGGCGCTGTCGCGCAGGTAGCGCAAAACGCTACACTTTCCACACTGTCTAACGGTACTCGACAACTGGTGTTGACCGGTAATGCGTCTTGGGCGGCTCCTGCGCTCATTCAAGGCGATGTGCTGGAATTGGTTGGGTGCCGTAATAACGTGAATGGCGCAACGCTCGGGATTGACGGGGCTTGGAAAGTAGCTACATCATCGACCACAGCACTTACGCTGGTGCTGCCGTATACAGGTAGCATGACGCTGCCAGCAGACTTTGCAGTAACTGATTGCGGCGGCGGGTTGATTAGGCGTACTGAGTTGCGAGTTAGCTATGCGCGACTGTTTGCCTATGAGCGTGAACGTGTTGAACTCCTGACTCGCCCCACTACGGACGTTCAAGGTTCGGTTCCGGTACAAGTAACGGGCGGCAGTGTCGCGGTGTCGTCAGGTACGGTCACCACGGTCAATACGGTGCTTGCGGTTAACACGGTTAACGTGGTCACTGCGGCAAACTTAAATTTTCCGCAGACTCAACCGGACGTTGCCTCCGCTAGCATTACAACTACAGCGACCACCGCAGCAATCACTCCGACGTTCGGCATCAGTTATGAGGTCAATATTCCTGTGACGGCGGTCACAGGAACTAAGCCAACGATGGATGTCAGCATTGAAGAGAGTGATGACGGTGGCACCAACTGGTTCAAGGTCTACGACTTTCCGCGTATCACGGTTACTGGTATTTATCGCAGCCCTTTACTTCCGTTGATTGGAAACCGTGTTCGGTACGTTCAGACGTTGGGCGGAACAAGTCCGTCGTTTACTCGTGCAATCAACCGTTTGCAATCCAGCTATCCGGCACTGGTGCATCGTCAGCTTATAGACAGGAGCATTGTTCTCACCACGCTTAACAGCACGACGCCCACCATTCTTGCTCGTGATGCTGGAAATGCAACCCAGTTGATTATCAACGTCGGTGCAATCACAACCACTGCGCCCGCCCTTCAGCTTGAGGGGTCGGATGACTTTGGTCTGAGTTTTTATGCAATCGGATCGCCTCTTACTGCTGTTGCAAACTCGACTGTTCAGGCGACCGTTTCGACCATCAATGCTGCTGCGCTTCGGGCAAGGGTATCGACGGCAGGCGTTGGTGTGACTGCTGGCTACGTTATGATTAAAGCGCATGACTAAAAATGGCTACTTCAAAAGTAAACGCAGCCGGTAACTACACGAAGCCAACGCTGCGTAAAAAGATTGTTTCGCAGGTTAAAGCCGCAGCGACTCAAGGTACGGGTGCGGGGCAGTGGTCCGCGAGAAAAGCACAGCTAGTTGCCAAGAAATATAAGGCTGCTGGCGGCGGGTATCGTGACTAATATGAAAGCCCCGCAACAGTCCCTGAAAGATTGGGGTGGCCAGAAGTGGCGTACTAAGTCCGGCAAGCCGTCTTCCAAAACCGGTGAGCGGTATCTGCCCGAAAAGGCGATCAAAGCCCTAAGCCCCGCCGAGTACGCTGCAACTACAAGGGCTAAACGGGCGGGCAAGGCAGCAGGCAAGCAGTTCGTGGCGCAGCCTAAGAGCGTTGCAAAGAAAACAGCGGGGTTCAGGTAATGGCAAAGACCGCAGCGTGGACTCGGAAAGAAGGTAAGGCAGAGAGTGGCGGATTAAATGCCAAAGGGCGCGCTTCCTACAACAAAGCCAATCCGGGTAAGCCGGGACTTAAAGCTCCACAACCCGAAGGCGGCCCCCGAAAAGATTCATTTTGCGCCAGAATGACCGGCATGAAGAAGAAGCTCACTTCCGCTAAAACCGCTAAAGATCCCAACAGCCGTATCAATAAGAGCCTTCGGGCTTGGAAGTGCTGACATGACATTCGCTACTATCTCTGGACCCTTGCGGGCTGGCACCGTAAAAGAAGGCCCGAGTAGAAATACTGGTCTTGTGCTACTTGCACAGCAATATGACTCTGGGGTAATCACCGGTACGGTAGGCACTTTCATTAGGGCTACGCCATTTAGGGTTCCTAAAGGGGCGTATATCGTAGACTTTATTGTTGACGCTTTGGATTTCCCTAACATAGGCTGCAATCTTTATTTCTCGGTAGGCACCACCCTCAGCGGAGGTGAGTTTATATCTAACGTTGAACTAAGTTATCTAGGTATTTACACAGCCATAACTGCCGCGAATAATGAACGCAACAGCACTATCAGTACCACTACTACCCTTACGGGAACAGCGGTAGCGGCGTCCGCAAAGAGAACCGCTGCCCTAAACGCAGACGCCGTAATACACACGACGATTTCGATTAATAACGCAACCGCTACGCAGGGCAGGATTAACATTACTATGCTATACGTACAGCGCGACGAAAACGGCGCTCAAAACCCGGTAAGTGCATAAGTACGTAAGCGATATGAATACCGACCCTTTCTTCACCTACCTGTGGAATGGCGTTCTAACTATCGGGTCACTGCTTCTGGGTACGTACCTGAAGGCCAATAGCGATGCGGTCAAAGAGCAGCGTGAACTACTTGCCAAGACCCGCGAAGAGATCCGTGAGAAGTATGTCCCCAAAGATGAAATGAGTTCGGTAGTCGAGCAGATCAATAAACGGTTTGACAAACTCGAAGAAAAGCTTGATACAATCATCCGGACCAAGCACTAATGCGCCCTTCTTATTTCGACCCCGCCACTAAACCCGACACCGAAACTCAATACCGCCAAGGCGGTAAGGTGAACAAAATGCATAAACTCAGCGTTGCTAAAAAGATGCCCCGTAAATTTGGGGAAGGTGGAGTGGCAAACCCCACAGATAAAAT